GTCCGGTCGCACCAGTAGGTCCAGTAGCACCAGCGCCAGTAGGTCCCGTAGCGCCAGTTGCGCCAGTAGCGCCAGTTAATGATGCTTGTCCAGCGGGTCCAGTGTATCCAGTAGGTCCAGACCAACCAGTATAACCAGTTGCGCCAGTATTTGTTGCTTGTCCGGGAGAACCAGTAGGTCCAGTAGGTCCAGTACCACCCCCTCCACCAGTGAAACCGGTTCCTCCGTCTATAGTAAGTGTTCCAGCAATGTATGCGTCTCCTTGTGTTAAGAATACTTGAGCAGTACTTGTATTTGTTCCTCTGAATAAAACTGTAGCCATTCTTTTTTATATGAATATTTTATTTTTATATCATGTTTTTTTCCTCCCCTATCTTCCCCAAAACATAAATTCTCCGGCAGAATAGATGGACGCACAAACAATATTTGCTTACGGCGGTGCGTCCGCCACGGTAACAGCGATCAGTATGTTTATCTTTAGGAACTGGAAGCACATTGTTGGTCATGTTCTTGTTAGCAAATGCTGTGATAGGAAGTTTGAAATGGGTATTGATGTCCGTGACATGACACCAGAAGCCAAATCAAGCGCCATTGCTCCGTCCCTTCCCGGCACTGCGTTAGAAATCCGTGCGCCATAATTTTATCTCCGTATAATATAATAGAGATGTCTGCTGAATGGTCTCCGACTGCTTTCTACAATTTCGGTGACGTTGTGACGTATCAAGGCGCACAGTACGCACTTACTGTTGCCGGTTCCGCAGCCGTCGTCGGCGCTCCACCAGCAAACAGTATGTCTTGGATAACTCCTCCTCCACCAGCGCCTAGCACAATTCAACAGAAAGCGTCATCAATCGCTTTCAGAAACATAACATCTAACTCTGCTGTCATTGAACTAATATATCCCGCACAACGGTCGTTGCCTTCTGCTACTACAATCACAGTAACTGGTTCCGTTGTTCCGACCTACAATGTAAATTATGCGCTTGGACTCATTTATTTATACGGTCTATCGCCAAGTACACTGTATGGAAATTTCACCATTACATTCGGCACCAATAGTCAAAACTACCCCACCACATTCACGACCACTCCAGCACCCCCGGCACCTATTTCTGCTGTTGCGGTGACTGCTGTTGCTGATACATCTTGTAGCATTAATTGGACTGGGGGAGGTGACCCGGCACTAGGAAATTATGTATTTTTATTCAACAACTCAAAGATTCTCCCTATATTTGACTCGTATGGTGGCGGTGTTGGAAGCGCTAATTTCAACTCACTAACCCCATTAACTAACTACATCCTTGTCATTAACTACACAAATAACTACGGTAATAGTGTCAGTAGCACCCCCGTTTCATTTTCAACTACAGCCGTTCCTCCCGCCCCCCCCGCTGTTACACAACCAGTAATAACTGGTTTTACAAACGTGACTCCTACTTCATTTCAAGTCAACTGGACGGGGGGTAGTAATTTGTCTAACCTTTATTCTTTTCTGGTTAATTCCGTACAAACGTCTGCGTCTTCTGTTACTAGTTCCAGCGCTGTTTTTACTGGACTTACCCCAAGCACACAGTATACTGTAAATGTCAAGGTAAGTAATGGCGTTACAACTTATACAAGTTCCCCAGAAAATGTAACTACTCCAGCCGGTGGTTCTCCAATAACGTCTATCACAAATGTTCAGTCATCAAACATTACAGCATCTGGTTTCACAATAACATGGTCTGGTGGTAGCACAAATACAGCGGACTACTCTTTTACACTTAATAGTGTCCTTACTGTACCGTCTGTTTTGTCAGTTTCATCGGCATCATTTACTGGTCTGAATAATGATACATCGTACTCTGTGATAATTACTGCTAACAATGGAACCACGTCAGTTAATAGCGCTCCATTGATTGTAACAACTAATTCAACAGCACCATTTCAGACATTATGTCACATGACATTTCTTGTCCCCGTAGTTGGTTTCGGTTTCAGTACTACTGCTGCTGGAAAACTTCCCATAAATAACTCAATCTATTGGGGAATGAACGCAGATGCTCCAAACGGTACTGCTAACCAAACTTATGGTAACTTCGGTTGTATGTCTTACACTGACTCTACCCAATCACCTTTGAACGGTGGAGCCGGTTATACTGTAACAACATTGAACACAACTGGGAAGTGTTTCAATGATAATGGCGATGACTATACAACGGTAAGTAATAATTATCTTGGGACTGTAAAAAACTCACCGAACACAAGACTCATTATGTCATTGGGAGGCTTCTATGCTGACATTCTTGGTATGTTTGGACCTTATAGAGTACCGGGTGTTGTTACTAACTGGATTTCTGGTACTGGTAATGATTTGATAGACTCAATAAATTATGCTCTTTATGGTCAGACATTATCAGCAAATCCTCTGGGTTGGTCAAGAAGTGGTTGGGGGTCACTAACTTGGGACGGTTTGAATTTGGACTTTGAAAATGTGGGCTATGGTGGTCTACAGACAAATGGTCCTTGGGGCAATTCTCAGTATCCTCCTCCACAATCGCCTCTACCATCGTTCCCGGCAGATGCTAGTTCTAACATTCCCGGTACAGTGATTCCCTACAGTTCTTATGTCACTGCCCTTAAAAACATGGTTATCCACCATTATACAATTGCTCCAACAAAGATTCTTACGATGGCTCCAGTCAGTCTATGTATTAACAATACTGTTCAGACAAATATTTGTGCTAGTAATAACGCTCTGAATACTTGGGTTCCATTTTCTGCCGTAACAACTATTCCTTCAATCTCAACATACCTAGGTGGTAGTTCTGACGCTCTAATTCACCCAACTGTAATGTGTTATTTCAACGATGTATTCGTTCAGTTCTACAATGAGTTACCGGCTAACTATCTTGGAGGTGCTAATTTCGTCAATATCCTTGCCCAATGGGGTTATGTTGCTATACTAGCACAACAACAAGGTAAGCGTAATGTCAGAATAAACGTTGGTCTTGCGTACGGTCAGATGTCAGCCATTGTAAGTCAATCACCTCCTCCACCACTTGCTACCTTTCCACCAACTCCTAGCCCAACATACGCAAATGCTGGACCTACTGCGCCATACGCACAAGGTGGCGCACCAATGGGATATAATGAGTTCTGGTATCCCCAGTTCGCAACAGCCTCCCCACCAAATGACCCTTCATTCACGGCTAATTCTCCAACAACTGACCCTACTCTTTTACAATCGGCACTGGCTTCCGCTACACAGATTCTACAAAACACCTTCCCCGGCATCACAACCTCAACATGGTGTTCTGGTGCGGGGTTCTTTGCTGGTAAGCAAGCAACTCAAATGGCTAAAAATGTGTATAACTCTAGTTCTCCGTTCTATGTTCCGGGACTTCCGGCTGGTTACACGTATCTATGGGCAGAGGCGTACTATCCAGCGGTAGAACCGGGTTGGTTGGGGAATGTTCCAGTTGTTCAGCAGTAATAGGAAACGATGCGTTAAAATCTTCCCGCAGTTTCGTCAAAACCTTCTCTGTCTCCTCCGCTCCCATAAATTTCAGAAGGTTAGATGACGCTTCTGCTCCGGCAATCTGTGGTGGTAAGCAACGCTCCTCCACAAGTTGTTTCAACCACCGCCCCAGCCATTCGCAATGTCCCCGGTCACACGACCGTTTTGTTAATCGCTTTCCTTCTCCCTTACTAATTGCGACTTTAACTTTAGGCTTGACCTCCTTTTTTGTATCGTCTTTCTTCTCCTTCCAGTCCTTACTCAGCGGTGATGACCACATATATTATCTATATATTATAGATAACATGGATGGATTAGGTCGTGCTAAGGATTACCCGCTATCCGATGAGGATATTCGTAAAATGTTAGGTAGTGATATTAAGATTATGACTTATCCTATGTTGAAAGACATGACTAACATTAATGAGTGCTTTGACCGTAAAGGGCGCTGTATCATTCTGTTTTTAACAACTGGTCCTACTGAGGGACATTGGTGCTGTATGTTGCGCCGTCCCGACCGCATTGAGTTTTTTGACCCATACGGTGAGGCTCCCGAGGAGCAGAAAGACAATATTGCTCCCCAAATGCTTGACCAACTGGATGAAGATAAACCGTACTTGACTTCCCTTATGAGAGCGTCTGGTATGCCGATTTATTACAATACACATTCGTTTCAGCAAGATAGGAGCCGGGTAAATACTTGCGGACGGCACTGTGTGACCCGGTGTTTGTATAGTACTTATCCACTAGAGAAGTATCTTAACATGATAAAAAAGACGGGGCTTTCTGCCGATGATTTCGTTATAGGTAAAACCTATGATTTGTTACATAAATAAATCTTTTGTAATTGTATAATAGAATATGTATTCAAGCCAGATTGAACGCTATGGTGGAACTGAAGACAGTCCAGATTATGTGTACTATAATGCTAATATCGTGAATAGTAATTCAAACGACTTAGCGTCTGGTCTAACTGTATCTGACCCCAATGTTCAGTTCAACGAGTCCCGTGACACTTACATTATAAAAAACTCCAGTGATTACTATTTTTCTATCATTCGTTGTTCATTGGATGGACCTAATTTGGACTTGCCTCTTTTTATCCCCGACATTCAGTCCGGCACGGGTCAGACTAATCCTAATCTTACCAGTTACGGCTTAGCCATCAGTTACAGTCAGTCTTGGTTCAATGCTGCTGGTGGAATTATACCTTTCACGATAACCCCCGCTACACGTTTTGTTATCTACCAGACTGAGACCAAAAACCAAGTTCTTGCGCCCCCGCCCCGTCTGCCCAGTAACACAAACTATTTCGGTCTTTATACCAACACTGTAAATTTCGTACCGGGTCAGATTGTATCTCTTGCTTTCAACAACTATGGCTCCGGTGTTCCCCCTTACTATGTATGCTTACAACCAAATGGTCCGGCAACATCAGTCCAAGCCCCCGGTCCCGGTTCTGCTTTCTGGGGTTATCAGAGTCCAACTGACGGCGTAGGTGAAGACTTGGACAGCCGTTACTACTGGGTATATACTTACCAGCACTGGCTTGACTTAGTAAATAAAACCATCTATGACCCGGCAGAAGCAAGTAAAGCCCCATCTGCCGTTTTTAACTGCTGTATGGGTGACACATTCAGTGCTTTCTATCAACAATGGCTTATCTCTTGCCCTACATCAGCCTTTCCTTACGCAAATCTGGGCGATTTTGTTCAAGTTATTATTCCCCCGGTGTTTAGTCGTGACAACTCTTCCGGCTTATTCAGTATTACCGTTGATAGCGATGCTTTCGGCACCCGCATACTTCCATCTGTTACTATTACGGGGTTTCCAAGCAGTCCCGCTACTAACCCAGTATGTAGGCTGTTTTTCAACACTAACATGTTTGGTCTGTTCTCCAACTTTCCTAACACTTTCTGGAATACCTTATCTCCCACGGTTGGACCTTTTCCCGGTCAAGTTGCGCCCACCGGTTATGTGAATGAAATTAGTTTTGATAGGCTTCCAGTAACCAAGGCTGTTGATTATCGCCTACCACCTTACGGCGGTATTCCACCACTAGGGCTTGTTCCAATCTATGCCCAAAAGCCTTACTGGGCGCTACAGCAAGAGTACATTAGTACGGACAGTCTTTGGTCTCCAATTGGCTCCATTGTTTTTACCAGTACGCTCATGCCTATCCAGACGGAGTCTGCCGGACCTCCTATTGACTTGGGTTCCGGCAATACTAACTTTTCTGCCCCGACAGTCCGATCTGCCTTTGAGCCTATCATCACAGATATTGTTGTTCCTCTTAGCGACAAGGGCGCACAAGACTATCGCAGTTTTATTTACTACAATCCTACGGCTGAGTTTCGTCTGGCTGATTTCACGGCTGACACGGAGATTCGTAACATTGATATTCAAGTGTTCTGGCGCTCCCGGCTGAACAACGTACTCTACCCAATCCAGATGTTCAACCAGTCCAGCGTGAATATTAAGTTTATGTTCAAGAAGATTGGGGCGGGTAGCCCAACCAAGGGAGC